TTCTCTTATAACTGCCACTTACGGCCTGGATAATGGCAGGGAGGTCTACCTGGTGCCAGGAAGTATTTTTTCAGACCTATCATATGGTTGTAATGAAATGATAAGTAGGGGAGGAAAAATTGTACTGAGTAGCAAGGATATACTAGAAGATTATGAAGCTTTTTATTCTTTTGATTCCTTAAATAACAAAAAAAATAAGAAAAATACTGGTAATAATGACTCTGTTTGTGATAATATTAGAAATGATAAGTTAAAAAGGCAACAATTTTCTGAACACGAGTGTGCTATTTTGAAGCTTTTATCCGAAAAGGGGGCCTTAGAAATTGACAAGATTTCTCTTTACCTTAATATTGAGATAGGAGATGTCATATTTTGTGTCAATAATTTATCTATGATGGATTATATTTTTGAGGTGGGTATCAATACCTACCAATTAAATAGGGTCCTTATAATATAAAAAATGGAGGTGTTGTTTGTGCCAAAAGCTTTAGTAATAGTTGAGTCTCCAGCAAAGGCAAAGACTATCGAAAAATTTCTAGGCAAAAACCACTATGTTGTAAAGGCATCTGTAGGACATATAAGAGATTTACCCAAGAGCAGGTTGGGGGTTGATATAGATAATAATTTTGAACCCGAGTATATAAATATTAGGGGTAAGGGACCTGTAATAAAGGACCTTAAAAAAGAGGCTAAGAAGGCCTCAAAGATCTATCTGGCAACCGACCCCGATAGAGAGGGGGAGGCAATCTCCTGGCACCTATCCTATATACTTGATATAGATCCTGAGAGCCAATGTAGGATAGAATTTAATGAAATAACTAAGGATACAATAAAGAAGGCTATAAAGAAGCCTAGGCAGATAAATATAGATTTGGTTGATGCCCAACAAGCCAGAAGGGTTCTGGACAGGTTATTGGGTTACCAGATAAGCCCAATCTTGTGGCAGAAGATCAGGAGGGGCCTAAGTGCTGGTAGGGTCCAGTCGGTTACAACCAAGTTGGTATGCGATAGGGAGACAGAAATTGAAAATTTTGTGCCTGTTGAATACTGGTCCTTGGATTTGATTTCAGAGGTGGATGGATGTCCAGTTGAATTTTCTTTTTATGGTATAGATGGAAAAAAACTTGACCTAAATAATGAAGACCAGGTCAATGAGATAATTGACAAGATAAAGGGATCTAGTCTTCTTGTTAAGAAGATAGATACAAGGACTAGGAAGAGGGCTGCAGTTAAACCATTTACCACTTCTGTATTACAGCAGGAGGCTGTAAATAGGCTGGGCTTTACTACCAGGAAAACAATGAAGATAGCCCAGGAGTTATATGAAGGAGTAAATGTAAAGGGTGAAGGCAGCCTTGGTTTGATTTCTTATATCAGGACTGATTCGCAGAGATTGTCTGAAGAGGCCAAGTCTTCTGCCAAAGACTTTATATTGAATTCCTATGGACAGAAGTACCATTCAGAAACTAAGGACAAGAAGTCCAAGTCTAAGACCAATTCCCAGGACGCCCATGAGGCTATCAGACCTACGTCCGTTTATAGGCATCCAGAAGAGATAAAGGCCTCTTTATCAAATGACCAATACAGGTTGTACAACCTAATATGGAAGAGGTTTGTAGCAAGCCAGATGGCAGATGCCCTATATGAAAGTATGAGTATAGAGGCAGAAATTGGCCAGTATACTTTTAAGGCATCTGGATCAAAGCAGGTTTTTGATGGCTTTACCAGGGTTTATGATTACTATGATAGGGAAGACAAGATTCTTCCTGAAATAAAACTCAATGATAAGTTGGGGCTTAAGGAGATTGATCCAGAGCAGCATTTTACCCAGCCACCTGCCAGGTATACAGAGGCAAGTCTGGTAAAGACACTGGAAGAACTGGGGATTGGTAGACCTTCAACGTATGCACCTACTATAGGAACTATCCTGACTAGGGAGTATGTGGAAAAAGTGGGGCCAGCTATAAAACCAACTGAACTTGGAAAGATAGTTACAGAGATACTAGAAGAGAACTTTGAAATGTTGACTGATGTAGACTATACTGCCCAAATGGAATCTAGACTTGATAAGATTGAAGATGGTCTTGAAAACTGGAAAGATGTGGTTTCAGAATCATATGCTCCACTGGCATCATCCATCAAAGAAGCTATTGAAAATATAGAAAAAATTAATATGGATATAGAGACCGATGAAGTCTGTGAAGTCTGTGGGTCTAATATGGTAATCAAGCATGGTAGGTTTGGCAAGTTTATGGCTTGTAAGAACTATCCGGAGTGTAAGAATACCAAGCCTATAGTAGACAAGGTAGGGGTCAAGTGTCCAAAGTGTGGAGATGGGGATATAATCATAAGGAAGTCTAAGAGAGGTAGGGTATTCTATGGTTGTAGCAATTATCCTGACTGCGATTTTGTAGAATGGAACAAACCTACAGGTCAGGTATGTCCTGACTGTGGATCCCACATGGTTGAGAAGGTAACTAAGAAGGAAAGCAGGTCAATCTGTTCGAACAAGGATTGTATAAGCAATCAGAAGCCTAAGAAGGGCAAGGACAAATAGGTTAATACCTAATATGATAAGACTAATAATATAAGGGAAAAATCAAAAAATTATTAGAATATAATGAAGATTATAAAAAAGTGAGTATTTAGAATATCAGAAATATATTATATAAGGTTGAATACATTGAAATAGCGTATCTAAAACTTTTAAGACTAAATGTTATTATATGCTTTAGATACGCTGTATTTTGCGTCAAGGGACAAGCGAGGGACAAACTATAAAATATCTAGGGTCTTGAAGTAGTCTTGTTCTTGTTGTTTCATTTTACTTGTTACCCTGATGTATATATTAAGGGTTGTCTTGTCGTCCTGATGGCCTAGTCGAGCTTGTATATAATTAAGTGGCACACCTTGTTCAGCCAGTAGCGAAGCACAAGTTTTCCTAAATAGGTGGGTCTTAGGGCTAAAGTTATTCTTACTCAAAATATATCTAGCTGTTGGAAGTAAGTAGGGATTACCATTTTGATTACAAAATAGAAAGTCGCTACTCACACCATAAATTCTTTTTAAAAACTGAGCTTCTTTTTTAATTTGAATTACACGTCGATTTATACCTAAGTCGTCAATTGTTTTTTCAGTTTTAGGCGTGTTAATCGACCCATTGAATGACCGCTTATAAATATGGACTATTTGTCTGTCGTCGTCAATGTCATCATCTGATAAAGCAGTTATCTCACTCCAACGCTTACCTAGTAGGGTTTGGGTCTCCAATATTAATCTTAACATTCGACTGTTAAAGTCCTCGTTATTTGACAAGGTGTTAAATATTTTTGTCAACTCCTCACGTTCGTAGTAGTCCTTATTATCCTGGTCGCTAATTACTTCATCCAGTGTTTTACGTTTCTTAACATCACGTTTGATAAATCTAGCTAGATCACGTTCAATTAATTCACTCTCATAAGCCCATTTAAGTATTATTTTAATTGTTGTTTTATTGCTATCATTTTCCATACGACAGTTAATGTACGTTGGTGTTAAATTGCTTACTAGTGTATTTTCTCCAATTAATCTTACCACCTTACCAACTAATTTACATCTGACGAGATAGGTAGAGTCAATTTTTAAATACTCTTTAGCGGATGTTAAATATAAATTAGCTAACTGACTAAAGGTTAATTGAGTGATAGGAGAATATCTCTTATTTAAAATATTGTCTATTTTGCTATTTAATTCTTTCTGGGCCAGCTTTTCTATATGACGATTATTTTTTTCATAAGTAACTGTTACAGATTTCCACTTGTCAGTAAGTGGGTCTTTATATTTTTCGCGATATTTATATTTGCCATTTTTTAGTTTTTCAATATTCATAATTTATAACTCCTCTCTATGTCGTTTTGACGTGATGTACGCCATTATTAGCGTTTTTACGCTACTACTTGAAAAGTATCAAGAATAACTATAAAACGCCTTATAGACCCCTTTAAATCGATTTTATCGCTATTGCTGTATATTTAGTTCCCTACATATCCAAAATAATAATTTACATGTGATGTTGGGTGTAATTTTGAATTATCCATTCTCAATGAGAATAACAGAGGTACTATATTCAAAAAGTTGAATATAACAAAATAACAAAAACTTTTCCAACTCTTATATATATTTATTTTTATATATATTTTTTCTTATATATTATATATATTTATATATTTCTATAGAAATAAGTAATATTTTTGTTATTATGTTATAAATAGTAAAATAATATAGTATTTCCAATGCTTGTAAAAAATCAGGTATAACAAAAACCATAACAAAAACAGGGTAAATCTTAACAAAAACTCATATTTTGAGGGTAGTTTTTGTTATAAAAATTGACCTGATGAACAGAAAAAAAGTAAAAAATATATTTTTTATTTTTTCAGTTTTTTGTTAAAGATTGGTTTTTGTTATAGTTTTTGTTATGGTTTTTGTTATTTTTGTTTTAGTATAAAATGACCCTTAAAAATAACCTATTTTGACAAGTATATTTGTCGTAATTGCCGAATGATTTTAAGTTAAGTTATTTTTATTATTCGTAAATACTACTCATATTTTCAATCAAAATAGCATTATTCTTAAGAGTCCCTAAGTACATTACATGATATTTGGATAAACTATATATTTTGGTGCATTTTTGAGGCTAATTGATATATTAAATCGATTGAGAAAATAAGCGATTTTTTGATATTTTCATCTAATTTTTGACCGTTAATTTTAACATTTGGATATTGTATATTTATCTTAGTCTGATTAAATATTTTTTCAACATCTAGTAACTTTTCACCTGGTATATTTTCCACTAATCGACCCTCTACAAGTTCATCAATTTTAATACTTAGTGCATTACATATTTTAACTACATTGGATATATTGGCCGTCATAATTCCATTTTTCAAAATCGTGGATAAGGTGGAATAAGGTAGGCCAATGTTAAAAGTAAATTCTCTAAGCGAGCCATATTTTAATAATATTAATTCTCTAAGTTGATTTTCTATAGTCATTTAATCACTACCTTATTTTTCAATTAATTTATCAAGTTTACTACTTATATTACTTAGTTGTCTTATCATGATCCAATTTTGCTCTACTAATGCCGATAAGTAAGTTACTTTAGCTTGTTCCTCAGCCTTAGCGAAACTCAACGCCATCCCTGCTTTTAATAAATTATTACCCATTAAGTCTGTAGCAATTTTTTTAATTATAACTAAATCTTGGTCGCTAATTTCGTCAAGTTGGTATCGCTCCATAAACTTTTCAATTTCTTGTTGTTTCTTTTCTTCCTTGTTTTCTTTACTGTTAAATAATCCCATTTTATTTTTTCCTTTCTAATATAAATTAACTATGTATTTAATTACACGCCCGATTAATTCTATCTCACTAGCTTTACTATACGATATTTCTATAGGTAAATAGGTGTCGTCTGATGAGTCGGGCTTAAATATAAAACGCTTATTAGTCTTATCGTTGATAAAACGCTTGACTGTGTAGGAGCCGTTCTCAGCAATTACAACTATATCCCTATCCTTAATATCGATAGCGTGCTTCCTGGACGTGTCAACCACAATATAAGAGCCGTCGGGGATAATATTATTCATACTCTCACCATTTACTTTTAATATTATTATATTTTTACTACCAGCATATTTACCAAGTATTTCGTCGGGTAATACGACTGGCGTATAGTCCAGTTGTGATTCAATGTTTTCTAACGCCCCGGCAGATACGCTAACTGGAAAATATTTATAATTATAATATGCATTATAATACGTTTCATTTTCTTTAACAGAATCAGTTGTAGGTGTTGATTGTTTTATAGATTGAATCCACGGCTCTTTAAAAACATTATAATCATATCTGGGGTCAATATCACCTTTTTTTACTTTAAAGAAATCGGCTAATTTTTGTATATTACCTGGTGTTGGTGTTGAACGTTCAGCAAAATAACCGGATAATGTAGAAGCTGGAATATTCACCAATTCAGACAATTCTACTTGTGTTAACCCCCTGGATTCTAATAATTTTTTTAAGTTAGTTGATATACTATTTCTAACTTTTTTATCGTAATCATTTAACGGGTTTCTAGCCATTTATATCACCTCTTTCATATTGTTTATATCGTCATTATAACGAATAAAATAATATTTGTAAATATAAATATAATAAAAAATACGAAAAAAATCGTTGACAAAACGAATAAAGTCGTTTATACTAAAATCACGAATTAAAAAAGGGGGTGAAAAAATGAGGTCATTAATAACATTAGAGGCGGCCAGAATAAATATAGGATATTCTCAAAAAGAAGCTAGTACAATGTTTGGAGTGCATTATCAAACACTTGCAAAATGGGAAATGGATAATAGCCGTATGCCATTTGAAATGATTGAAAAAATTCCGGATATATACAAGGTGGAAAAAGAAGATATTTTTTTTGGCAATAAAAACGAGTTTATTCGTTCTATGAGAAATAAAATTGGAAATTAGAAAAGGAGATGTATTTATGAAAGTTATTGCACGTAAAAACGGGACTGTCGAAATCGGGGACATAGTTAGTTATAAAGACTACGCCAATGAATATATGGTTATTCCAGGGGACAAAACAGTAGACTTATTAAATCTAACTACATTTGGGAGAATTATATTAAACGATTCTCTACTAGATGAGTATGTGAAAGACGGAACTGTAAAATTACTAATTAAACACGATGACATTATTATCACAGACCATGAATAAGGTGAGTAAGATGAAACGAAATACTATAATTTTACCTGATATGATAAAAAAGTCCAGCGTCCCCGATTACTTTTCAATCGGTAGGACCAGGGCAGAGGAGATATTTAATCAAGCCTGGGAAGAGGCCCAGAGAGATGATAAAATACCAATTCAATGTACGGCCGAGTATGGAAGTCTAAAGCTAATGAGTAGAAAGGCGTACGCCTACTATCTACATTATGGTATGAGATTACAAGACGAAATGGCGAGAAAGAGTGTCCCACCATTTTCGGCCGTGGAGTATCAAGACTATATTTAAGAGGAGTAAAACAGATGAATAAGACGATTAGCAATATAAACGGTGCTACTTATTACGCTATTTTGATAGTGTGGGAATATGTAAAAATGGGCTTAGCCTGGTTAGTTAAATAGGGGGTGATGTGATGACATTAGTAGAAGGACAAATAGTGCATATTGAAACAACGTACGGAAGTATTATCGAGGGTGAAATATTTAATATATATAATTTTATAAATGATGGAAAAAAACAGACTACTATTATTATCAAGAGCAAAGAGAGACTAACTAAAGTTAACTTAGCGTCGATAGTAGAATTTCACGTCTTAGATAGTAAGAAGTCTATCACGATTACACAAGATAAATTTATAAGCTTGACCGATAATATCATTCTTGAAATAAGCAAGCTAGAGGACGAGGACGCCGAACGCAATAAGGATAGTTCTCTTGTTCGACTACTTAAAGAGTACACCAATGTTATTTTGATAGAATTATTCGAGGGTGAAGTGGATGACGATTAAGTTATACGCTCACCAGGAAATAGCATTGTCATACACTAGAGTACAAAACGGATTTGCTTTATTCATGGAACAAGGGACGGGCAAGACCCTACCTTCACTATTTAGAATAAGAGACTTGATTAAATCTAAGGAAGTTAAGACAGTCCTTGTAGTAGGTCCTAAGTCAGCCTTAGGAGCGTGGGAGCGTGATATAGAATTGTTTAACGCCACCGATAGTAAGTTACTACAAAAGCATATTACACTTATTAATTACGATAAGGTGTGGCGTGGTAAGACGTACGATAATACTTATGACTGTATTATATTAGACGAGGCCCACTCTATAAAGAATAGGGCGTCTAAGCGGTCTAAGTTCCTACTCAAATTAGCCAGTAGAGCAAAGTATAAATATATCCTAACAGGTACGCCAATATCTAACGGACATCTAGAGGATATCTGGTCGCAGTTCTGTTTTTTAGATTGTCACATGGATAGAGGTAATGTATACAGTAACATTTTCAAAGATAAAATGGACGAGTACGAGCCAGGTGTAAAGCACAAAGGGTCATATAGTGAGTTCATCAAGAGGTATGCAATACTTAACAAATATTTTAGACCTAGTTCATATATCCACGTTAACGAATTACAAGAGATAATCGACGAGTATAGTTTTAGGGTTAAGAAAATAGATTGTCAAGACTTACCTGATAAGTTACCAGACGAGATAATAAAAGTAGACTTAAAAGCCAAGGATAAGTATAAGAGAATGGCCCTCAAATCAGCTTTACTAGAGTATGATTTACTGGCAGAAAATCCACTATCAAGGCGACTAAAGTTACGCCAGTTGGCAAGTGGTTTTGTCACCTTAGAAGATAAATCAATAGTGGAAGTACCTTGCGAGAAGTTAAATATACTACAAGAGATTTTGGAAAGTTTTCCGGATGAAAAAAAATTAGTTATATTCGCACAATTTACCTACTCTATCCACAAAATAGGAGAGTTGTTAGATAAGTTAAAACTCAAGTATGTAACACTTAATGGTGAGCAAAAAGACAAGCAGATATGGCGTAAGTTCCAAAATGATGAATCTATTAAAATTATGGTTTGTCAATACGAGACGGCCTCAGCCGGGATAGACCTTTTTGCCAGTGATACCATCATATATTACGAGCCGACCATCAGGACGATATCACTAGAGCAGTCGAGAGATAGGATACATAGGACAGGACAGACTCAGAAATGTAGCTACATTCATTTGTTAACCAAAGGTACGCTTGAAGTTGATATATATAGGACAGTATCCCAGTATGCAGATTTTACAGAAGAGTTATTCAATGAATATATGGAAAGTTATAGAAGAGAATACGGGGGTGGTAAATCATGAAAGAATGTATAATGTGCGGGTGCCTAATGAGTGATAGACATACAGCAGATATATGCGAAGTGTGTCAAGACGACATGGAAGATAACGAGGATGATATTGTATGACATTATTTATGGTTGTGACAAGCGATAAATATCAATTACCAGTTATGATTTGTGAGTCAAGAAAAGAATTGGTAAATAAATTAAGTCTATCATATAGTTGTGTTCAGAAACATTTAAGAGGTGAGGTTAGCAATCCTATTATATATAAAGTAGAGGTTGATGAGGAATGAATATTTACATATATGACATAGAAGTATTTGCCGACGACTGGATAGTAGTATTTAGGCGTCCTGAAGAAAATAGCGACCATATAGTAATACATAATGACAATCACCATCTCAGAAGCTTCTTGAGCCAACCGGACATAATACTAGGTGGGTTTAACAACAAGCATTACGACAATTGGATATTACTTACTATGTACTTAGGTGGATCTAATATCGAAGTTAAAAGGCACAACGACTATATTATAAACGGTAACAATGCCTGGGAATTTCCATTTGTATCATATAAGAAGTTACCGGTTTCAACCTTTGACCTTAGAGATGATATAGCAGATATAGGAATATCCTTAAAGTCTATTGAGGGTAATTTAGGGCTACCTATAATAGAGTCCTCAGTAAGTTTTAATGTAGATAGAAAGCTAACACCTGGAGAGCTAGAAGAAGTAATTAAATACTGTAAATATGATGTAGATAGTACTATAAAGCTTTACCGTGAGCGTCTAGAAGATTATATCAACGCTAAAATATTAGTAGGAGAGATGTACGGTCTAAGTCCTCAAGAAGCGGTAGGACTAACTAACGCCAAGTTATCGGCTAAGGTGCTAGGGGCTAAGTTAGTCAAGCGTACAGACGAAAGAGAGTATATAATTCCTGATAATATCGACGTAAACGACATACCACAAGAGGTACTTAATTTCTTCAATTTGATACACGATAAATCAATACCCGACGCTAAATTATTCGGGTCACCTGGGGCCAAGGGAATGACCTTAGATATAAAGTTTACAACATCATACGGGACTTGTCCTGTGACGTACGCATGGGGTGGGGTACATGGTGCTAAGCCGTGTGTAATTGTTGAAGAGGATGAGGAGCGAGTAATAATTAATCAGGATGTAGCAAGTCTATACCCTAGTTCAATGATTAATTTTGGCTACTGTTCTAGGTCAATGGCAGACGCCAAGGCGTACGAGTCATTAGTAAAAAGGCGACTTGAATATAAAAGACAAGGAAATAAAAAACAAGCTAACGCCTTAAAGCTGGTAGTTAACACCGTATACGGAGCAATGCTTAATATGTATAACGACTTAGCCGACAGGTGGGCTGGTAGGTCGGTGTGCATAAGCAACCAATTAGCTATGACAATGCTTATTGTAAGACTAGCTAGAGCGTGTGAGACTATAGACTTTATAAATATTAATACTGACGGTATTATGTTCAGTATCAACCGTAAGGAAGTTGAATTGTCTGAGCAGATAGTAAATAAGTGGTGTAAGGTTACTAAGTTTGAAATGGAAAGAGATGATTTTACTAAGGTTATTCAGAAAGACGTCAATAACTATATAGGTATAAAAGCCGACGGGTCTATTAAAACTAAAGGTGGTTACGTATCACTATATAAAGGTGGTAATTTTAAAACAAACTCACTATCCATAGTTCACAAGGCTATAGTTGACTATTTAGTTAACGGTATACCGCCAAGAGATACTATAAGTAACTGTAAGGATATACTAAAATTTCAGCAGATAGTAAAAACTGGCGGTACATTTGACGGGACATATCACTATATCAACGGTGAAAAATACGAAGTTCAAAAAGTAAATAGAGTATATGCAGTAACTGACCCTACATACGGGCAGATAGTAAAAGGTAAATTAGTAAAGTTTAAGCGAAAGAAAAATAAAGAAACTGGTAAAATGGACGAGGTCCCAGTAGACCCACCTAAGTGGCAAGAAGAAATAATTTCAGAGTGTCCGACTCACGCTTACATAGATAACACTAATAAGCTGACTGTAGATAAGTTAGACCTAGAATATTATATCAATATGGCTAATAGTCGTATAGATAAATATATCAATATTGACCGAAAAGTCAAAAATAAACTAGATAAAATAGAAAAGGAGATAGTAATAATGGCAACAGCAAAGGCGACATCAAAAAACGTATTTGAAAAATTGCTAGTGGCAAGAGAGCAGTTTTTAAATGCAGGTATTAAAAAGACAGGAATTAATAGGTACGCAGAGTATAAGTATTTTACCCTAGAAGAAATAATACCGATTAAGCAAAAAATATTTAAAGACTTAGGCTTATCGGATATTATATCCTTTACAGATAGTGAGGCTGTACTACAGATATTCAACACTGACAATACTGACGAGGTAATATTATTTAGTAGTCAGCTGGCACCAGATGAGTCAATGATAAAAAATCCTATTCAAAAAGTAGGGGCCATTCAGACTTATATAAGAAGATACTTATATGTGCTAGCATTGGATATTATCGAAAGTGACGGTATAGAAGAGACTACAGGTAAGCCAGTAGACGAGGACGGTAAGCCAGCTAAGAGCGGTACTAAGAAATCTAATAGACCAGCTACCAACGAGGAGAGAGAAGAGGTAAAAGAAGAGCTAACAGACCAGGGCGGAGATTTTACCAAGACTCAAAAAACAGCCATTACAAATGGACTTAAAAAACTAAGAGCCAAGTATATGGATAAAGACAATGTGGTATTTGATGATGACCTGGAGAAGAAATATTCCAAGTACATTAGTGCTACTGTTAAGAAAGTAAAGCAGGGGTTAACTAAGTCAGAGGCAGACGCCTTATTAATCGAAATAGGAGAAAAGGTAGTAGAATAATTTTATTTTGAGTTAGCGTCATAACGCTAAAGAAAGGGGTAAAAGATGTATTTGAACGTTATAACATTTAAAAATGGTAAGACCTTGGTATTTAGGACAGAAACACCTTACAGTGTTAATAAATTAAATGAAGATAATACGGCCGATAGATATGGCGATTGGAATTTAGTAACTGACAGTAGCAACGGTGAGATCATGAGTTTTAGAGGCACAGAGGTAGTCACAATATCCACTGCTTTAATTAGGGAAGATAGACCAGTTAAGCCAGCTAATAAGCAAGGTAAGAATAAGAAAAAGAATTTTAGGGCTAAGGTAGTCCAGTAGTTAAAAGAGGCGATGTAATGAAATTTTTAGAAAATAATACAATTAAGGTTGACCCGCCTAAAAGACCGAAGAAATTAACGGCTACTAGGTTCGCTTCAATATTAGGATTTAACAACTGGTCAACACCTTTTAAGGCGTGGTGTGAGATGACTAGGACATACGAAGAGCCGTTTGAAGATACTATATATACAATAGCTGGTGAGACGATAGAGCCTAAGATAAGCGACTATTTAAAGGCTAGATATTTTATGGATATTAAAAGCCCTACAGATGTATATGGGCCTGATTATTTTAAGAAAACATGGGGGGATTTCTTCCATGATACCAAGGCACTGGGGGGAATGTGGGACTTTATCGGTGATGATTTTGTAGTCGAAGTTAAGACCACTAAGAGAGTTGAGGACTGGAAAGGCGTAGATGGCCAAGTAGAGCCACCGATATACTACAAGCTACAGGCGTGCCTATACGCCTACCTACTAGGATTTGATAACGTGGTTATGACTTGTTCATTCTTGACAGATACTGACTATGCTAGTCCTGAAAATTTTGTCCCTACCATTGATAATACTGTAGTAGTTGAGTTTAGTTTATCCGAAGAATATCCAACATTTAAAGAGTCTTACATTGAGCCAGCGTTAAAGTTTTGGGACGAGCACGTATTAACTGGAATATCTCCCGAGTTTGACGAGAAGAAAGACGCCGACATTCTAAAAGAGTTAAGGAAGAATGTTACAGAGGCCAAGGACGAAGATATCCAAAAACTAATGACTGAGGCAGATAAGTTGATAGCGTCAATCGATAAGGCAGAAGCTAAAATCAAGGACAAAAAAGATAGACTTAAAGAGATACAAGGGATAGTTAAGCAGTCTATGACAGGTCAATTTAGAGATGGGGATACTAAAGTAGAGATATCCTCTAAAAAGTACACGTGGACACTAGCCAAGTCAAATAGGACTTCCTTAGACCAGTCTAAGTTAAAAAAAGAATTGCCGGACGTGTACGACAAGTATAAGAAAACATCAGAAGTATACACGCTAAAGACGGCTAGTATCGAATAGAGGGTTAACATGGAGTACAAGAAAATAAACGATAAATAAAAGAAAAGAGGTAAATTATGAAATTTGAAAAATTTGTAAAAAGAGTTGGTGTACATGGAAAGATAGTTAGAAATGGTGATGACGCTTGGTTAATATGTAACGGTGTAGGTATGCTTGTGCCGGATGGAGTAAAACCATTTGGAGATGTGAACGAGCCTAACGACTTAATTAAGGCTATATTAAAAGCAGATATTGAAGATGACGAGTTAAGCTTATTCAGAGCGTCATTGCCTTATGCAGATTCTAAACCAGCTGAAATAGTAAGAGTATTTAAAACTGACTTAGAGGACGAGATAGGTATACGTAATGAAAATTTTGGACTAATTGAAAAGGACGATAGATTGGTCTATTTGGAAATTGAAACATCAGAAGATAATGTTGAAAAGTTCATGTTGGTAACAGACCGTGTAGGAGATAAAATAATCGGGTTTATAAGTGAAACATTATCAAGGTATTAATTAGGGGGGTAGATTACAATGGCAAAAATGAAATTAGCAGAAAACACATTTACTATAATTCCTGAGGGAACAACAATATTCAAGATTATGGAAGTTGACGAGTCTAAGTATGATGATTATGGTAAGTTAAAAGTTACTTTACAGACGTCTAGTGGTGAAAAGCATTTTGAAAATTTTAGCTTTACTAAGGCCAACGGGGATATTAACGAGGGGGCGTTAAAAGCATGGTCATACTTTGCTAGAGTGTGCCTTAACAATTTCCAGGTAGAAGAAATAGACACTCAAGATATTGTTGGGTGCTATATCCAGGCTAATGTTACTCATGAAACGTACACGCGTACAAGTGGTGAAAAAGCAGGTCAAGAGGCTACAGCAGTAAGGCTAAAAGATTACACGTCAGCTAGTGGGTTCAATAGTACTAAGGGTAAGGTAGACACAGTAGACGAGGACGACAATGACCTTGACGAGTTAGACGACATTGACGAGTTAGACGAGTTGTAAAATATGGGAAAGCCTGAGAAGAAGTTACAAGATAAAGCAATCGCCTACTTAAAAGAAAACAAAATATATTATATAAATCAGTTCGGGGACGGGTTTACTGGAAAGGGTAAACCCGACCTGGTAACTTGTATAAATGGCAAGTTCGTAGCGTTCGAGTTAAAAGTAGGCAAGAATGACTTGCAAGATGACCAAGTTATTCATAAGCGTAGGATAGAGAAGTCAAAAGGCTTACACTTTTCACCTTATACGATAGGTGAATTTATAGAGATAGTGGAGAGATTAAGAAATGGATATAAAAGATAGACTATTAAAATACATAGAAATAATGCCAATTCATACAAGAATTGACAGACAATTATTAATAGATATGGGCTTTTTTACAGCACCAGCTAGCACTAAATATCATGGTGATTATACAGGTGGGTTATTTGACCATAGCTTGAAAGTAACAGAGATATTACTTGAGTTAACTGACAAGTTGGATTTGACATGGGAAAGACCTGAGAGTCCTCATATTATCGGAATGTATCATGACATTTGTAAATGCGACTTATATGAGTGGGACTATGAAAATAGCAGATATACATATAAGGATGATTTAATTATTCCAGGACACGGGGACAAGTCAATAATCATGGTGCAGCACCATTTGAGATTGACGGACGAAGAAATAGCGTGTATTAGGTGGCATATGGGAGCCTATGAGAGAGATACTAAGATGTGGGAATATTATGGTAGAGCCATAGAGAAATACCCTAATGTGTTATTCACTCATACAGCCGATATGATAGCCAGTAAGATAATAGGTATCTAGGGGGTATAACGGGTGGATAAGAATAAGTTAAACGCCTCAGGGTGTAAAGACTTGACGGCGTATGAGGCTATTAAGAAAGTTGAAAAAGACCGAAAAGCTGAGGAGAGATTTAAGAAGTTGTTAACTGCAATTTTTTGTATATGTGAGTTAGCAGACTTTCACGTCGAGGGGCGTATTACCGTAAAAGATAAAAAGACCGGTAAGATATGGAGATAAATACAATGGATAAGAAGATAGACAATATTAGACCTAATTATTATAACGACAGTAAGATATCACCATTTGACGTAATAGACGATTGGCAGTTAGATTTTTATGCTGGTTCGATTTTGAAATATTTAAAAAGAGCCGGTAAAAAACCTGGTGAGGATAGGTTAAAAGACCTAAGGAAAGTTAAGACTTACATAGATAAGATGATAGATTTAGAAGTCAGCAAGAGTAAATAGGGGGTGGCTAAGTGCAATATATCATATTGAACAATAAGACGCCCACACACAGTTTTAAAAACGGTGAGGGTACATATACTAAAGACGAGGCCATGGCGTTCGATAACGTGGCTGTGGTTGTCCCTAAAGGTTATATAGTACTTGATTTTGATACCACTAGTGACGCTGAGTTGATGTTAAAAATAGTAGACGCCTTAGACCTTAAAACTAAGGTAATGAAAACTACTAGGGGTATTCATTGTTGGTTTAAGGCTTCTGAGAAAGAGCCTAAGAATTTCATCAAGCAGAGATTGGCTATAGGGTTATATTGTGACCGTAAAAGTGGGGGGCGTAACGCGTACGTTAAAATTAAACAAGACGGGGAGCCAAGAGAATGGATAAGACAGGTTAAAATGAAAGATATCCAGGAAGTCCCTAAGTGGTTAAGTGCCATCAGCACACCAGCTAATAAGTTTAATTTCAAAGGTATGGGTGACGGGTCGGGTCGTAATCAAGAATTATTTGACTACATCGTGTACCTACAGGCTAAGGGCTTTACCAGAGATGAGATAAGAGAGACTATACCAATTATCAACGACTATATATTTGAGGACCCTCTTAGTGAGTCAGAGATAGCAAGTATATGTAGAGACGAGGCGTTTAAGCCAGATGACGAAATTCAGGCACAAATTAAAAAAGCTAATTTCAATCATGTGGAAATAGCCGAGGAGCTTATAGAAGAGCATAGCTTAATTAACTATAACAATACTATTCATGAGTATAAAAACGGGTGTTACGTGCCTTGTGAGACATTAGGTAAGTACATACGTAATAAGGTGTACGCTATTAAGAATAATCAGCGTAATGAAGTAGTATCATACATCAATGACATGGAACGTGTTAATACTAGAAATTTAAAGTTAAATCCTTACATTATAAATGTAAAAAATACCAGGTTCAATCTCAAAACTAATGAGTGCCTACCATTTGATAAGTCAATAATTGACTTCTCACAGTTACCCGTAACATACGACGCAACTGCTTATTGTGCCGACTTAGATAAGATGTTAAATAGGGTGTTCCTGGCAGATAGAGAAGTAATAAATCTATTTCAGGAAATGTTAGGAGCTACCCTACTTAAGCATAGTAAATATCAAAAAGCCTTTTTATTCTATGGGGGTGGGTCAAATGGTAAAAGTACGATACTTGATCTAATTAAGACTTTTCTAGGTAATAGAAATTATTCAGCTATAGCCCTGGAAAAAGTGACAGATAGATTTAATACGGCAGAACTTGAGAACAGATTGGCCAACATAGGGGACGATATCGACAATGTTACTATCAAAGATACCGGCACACTTAAGAAGTTGTTTTCAGGTAATTCAATAATGGTTGAGCGTAAGGGCGAAAGACCTTACACAATTGAGCCGTACGCAACTCATATATATAGTTGTAATAATATTCCTAGGTCATTTGATAAGTCAGACGGATTTTATAGGCGGTGGATAATGATACCTTTCGACGCTAAATTTACTACTGATGATGAGGATTACGACCCACTAATAGGAGAGAAGATTACAACGGACGAGGCCCTAAGTTATTTACTCAATTTAGCCATTAGAGGAGCTAGACGACTAATCACACGTGGTAAATTTACAGAGCCACGCAAGGTTAAGATAGTACTTGATAAGTATAAAATAGACAATTCAACTGTTTTGACTTACTTAGATGACCAGGAGTTAAGTGAGATAGAAGTATTAGAAAAACCTAAAGATGTGCTATATAGTGAGTTTGTTGACTGGTGTAAATTATCAGGTATCAAGAATAGTAATATTACAGGTAAAAAAGCATTTTACAGAGAGATTATTGATAGGTACGATTTTGACGAGCAACCATTACAAAAAGCTAATGGTAAAAGATATTTTATGGAAAAACTATAATAAGGAGATATTAAAATGTTAAAAGCAGATATTGAAAAATACGTAATTGAGAGAACAGAAGCATTTGAGAAAGAGTTAAATGAAGAAGTAAAGCAGATGATAAAAGAAGCTAACCAGGGGCAAGTAAAAAGCATTTGGGACTTAAAAACAAAAGATGAAGAAGAATATTACCGTCTATATCACAATGGAGCTATAGTACTCACTACGTTTGAAAGTAGTATGGATAGATTATTCAGGTATTTGGGCAATGCGTTCTTGACTAAAGAGGAAGCAGAATTCATGAAAGAAAGACGCAGTATAGAGGCTATTATGAGGAAATATAGTAGACCATTTGTAGATGGTAAGACTAATTATTTCCTAGCATGTAGTCGCGATAGTAAAGCAGTAGTTGTTGATTATTATTGGAATATAGATTATGGTATACCTTGTTTTAAATCAAAAGAAATCGCACAGCAAGTTATCAATGAAATTGGAGAAGATAGACTTAAAAAATACTGGTTTGGAGTAGAGGAGTAAGCGATATGAGTTATTTAAATTATAGGAAATTACCTAAGAAGATATACTATGTTGCAATATTAATTATAGTCGCATGGATGATATTTATAACCGGATTTAGTGTAGGAAAGACAGTCCAAAAAGAACAAGATAGGCTATATGTGGGCAAAGTGGTTGAAAAAGAACACGTCCCAGAAAAGATAAAAGATGGTGAGAGATTTGATGAAGCCTACTATATAGTAGTTGAAGATGATCACGGGGACTATCTTAGGTATAGCGTATCAAAAGATGTTTACCAGCAAATAGGAATAAATGATATGTATAAAAGAAAGTAGGTAAAAAATGTTAGTAATTAAAAGAAACGGTAAGGAAGTAGAGTTTGATGTAGCTAAAATTAACGAAGCTATATCAAAAGCCAACTCAACCCTACCTAGTGACAATAAATTAAGTGACGCCTATATAGGTGGACTGGTGGATATTATACTTGATAAGTGTAATAAGTTAGGTAACGGTAATGCTATTCAAGTAGAAGATATTCAAGATATAGTTGAAGAAATACTTATGCAATTTAGTACGTACGAGTTATCTAGGGCGTACGTACGCTACCGTTACGACCGTGAGAAGATAAGGGCTAGCAATTCTATAGATGATGAAATATTGACCCTTATAGAGTGCGAGAACGAAGATATAAAACAAGAAAATAGTAATAAGAATCCTACTATTATATCTACTCAGCGTGATTATATGGCAGGAGCCATCAGTAAAGACTTATCAAGGCGTAAATTCTTGAGTAAGGAAATTATAGACGCCCACGATCAGGGGCTAATCCATTTTCATGATATGGACTATTTTGCACAGCACGCATACAATTGTTGCCTTGTTAATTTAGAAGATATGCTACAAAACGGGACAGTTATATCCAGTACCATGATAGAGCGTCCTCATTGTTTTTCAACAGCGTGTAACATAGCGACGCAGATAATCGCCCAGGTGGCAAGTGGTCAATACGGGGGGCAGAGTATAAGTTTAGCCCACCTAGCACCGTTTGTACAAGCTACTAGAGAAAAGTATATCTCTACATTTAGCAATATCAAGCCTACTATGAGTAATCAAGAGTGGTACGAATTTATAGAAAAGTTGGTAAAAGAAGATATAAAAAGAGGGGTACAGACTATTCAATATCAGGTAGTTACGCTAATGACCACTAACGGACAAGCCCCGTTTGTTACAGTCTACATGAATATCAACGAGGCCCCACAAGGCCGCCTAAGGGATGATTTAGCTAGTATCATAGAGGAAGTATTAAGACAGCGTATAAAAGGCGTTAAAAATGAAGTTGGTCAGTGGGTAGCCCCGGCGTTTCCTAAGCTTATATATTGCCTAGACGAAAACAACGTCCACCCTAACAGCGAATATTACTACTTAACTAAATTATCGGCCGAGTGTACCGCCAAGAGAATGGTACCTGATTATATATCAGCTAAGGTCATGCGAGAGTTAAAAGGTGATGTATATACTTGCATGGGGTGCAGGTCGTTTCTAACACCGGATAGGACTACTAGTAATATGGCGAGAGCTAACAATTACAATCCTGGTCACAAATACTATGGTAGATTTAACCAGGGTGTTGTTACTTTAAATCTAGTGGACGTTGCCTTATCGTCTAAGGGTCAACTTAATGTATTTTATAAGTTATTAGATGAGAGATTAGCTATATGTTACAAGGCCCTGATGGCTAGACACAATAGACTACTAGGAACACCATCTGACGTAGCCCCTATATTATGGCAGTACGGAGCAATAGCAAGACTAAATAAGGGTGAGGTTATAGACCCCCTTTTATACGGTGGGTATTCTACTATATCGTTGGGTTACGCCGGACTATACGAGTGTGTAAAGTATATGACAGGCGAGAGCCATACTGAGGCTAATGTAGGTTTACCATTTGCACTAGAGTTAATGGAGATACTTAACAAATATACTAACAAGTGGAAAGAAGAGACTAATATAGATTTTAGCTTATATGGTACACCTCTAGAGTCAACTACTTATAAATTTGCTAAGGCACTACAGAAACGCCACGGGATAATACCAGGTATAACAGATAAGAATTATATCACTAATTCCTACCACGTGAACGTAAGAGAAGAAATTGACGCATTTAGTAAGTTATCCTTAGAGTCACAGTTCCAACCACTTAGCCCAGGTGGTGCAATTAGCCATGTAGAAGTGCCTAATATGGTAAATAACTTAGATGCCGTGTTAGAGGTAATTAAGCATATCTACAATACTATCATGTACGCTGAGATAAATACCAAGTTCGATTATTGCCATGTTTGTAATTTTGAGGGTGAGATTAAAATAGTAAATAATAGTCATGGTAAGCTTACATGGCAGTGCCCTAGTTGTGGGAATACTAACCAGGAGCATATGACCGTTACGCGTCGTACTTGTGGATACATAGGATCTAATTTTTGGAATCAAGGCCGTACTCAAGAAATAAACGACCGAGTTTTACACTTATAGTAGGGGGTGGTAAATATGAAATATGTTATGGATGGTAAGTTGTACGATACCGAGACGTCTGAGGTTATTTTAAGATATAAAACACGTAACTTAGATGTTTTCTTATTTAGTGCTAGATTTACACCTTGCGACGTCTATTTATACAAGACTAAAAAAGGTAATTACTTTACTTTAAAAGTACTACCCGATAAGACTATTACGAATGTAGTTAGTGAAGATACGGTTAAGAAGATATTACTAGATCATAATTACGATAAATACGCAGAGTTATTCGGTCCACTGGAAGAGGCGTAGACATGAATTACGGTAAGATTAATTACACCGATATAGCCAATGGCCCTGGAGTAAGAGTAAGTTTGTTCGTATCAGGGTGCAGAAATAAATGCGAGGGGTGTTTTAATCGGGAGTCATGGGACTTTAATTTCGGTAAAAAGTTCACAATATCAACCCTAACTGACCTACTTTTAGCATTAGATAAGCCCTACATATCAGGGCTAACCATACTAGGTGGTGACCCGTTAGAGCCTGAAAATTTACCGACGGTGACGTCAATTTGTAGGACAATCAAGACTATAAATGATAGTAAAAATATATGGATATATACAGGATATCTATACGAAGATTTTCAAAATCTAGAGTTATTTGACTATGTTGACGTCGTCGTAGATGGTAAATTTATCGAGTCTGAAAAGGATATATCACTACAATTTAGAGGGTCAAAAAATCAAAAAATAGTAGATGTAAAAAGGTCAAAAATGGAAAATGAGGTTAAATTATGGTGAGATTTTCATAACAAAAACTCACAAAAACATAACAAAAACAGGGTAAAAGTTTTTGTTAAAATAACAAAAAGTTTCTGTTAAATTGAATATAAAAACTATTTATATTAAAACGGTCATAACAAAAAGTGACCCTCAAAAAAGTTTTTGTTATAGTTTTTGTTATGGTTTTTGTTATAGCTTGAAATCCTAAAAGTATTGAAAATACTATATTCTTTTACTTAATATAACATAATAACAAAAATATTACTAACTTCTATATATATTTAATAAATATATATAATATATATAAAAAATATAAGAAAATATAAATATATATAAGAGTTGCGATTTTTTTTGTTATTTTGTTATGATTGATGATTTTTGATGAAATTTGTATTTTGTAAAAAATAGGGGGTGGATACCGTGGATGATTTACAAAGTCGAATTAAACGCAAGAAAATATTTTTGAAAAGATATAGAAAAAATATTGCTTGTGTTTTACGACTAAAAAATAAATTATATGTTTTAGACTCTAGATTAAAAAATCCAAAAAGTCCTACTTACTCAGATATGCCCAAAGGAAATTTTATAACCACGGAAGATTTACTTGCTGATAAGCTGGACTTGGAAAAAAGAATTGAAAAGCTAAATAAAAAAGGTGAGTGTATAAAGTGTGAAATAATAAACGAGATAGATAATGTAGATGACCCCAGATATTGCGAGATACTGGAAGCATATTTCATAGACTGCATGGATATGGAAGATATAGCCGATATTATGGGGTATGGTGTTAGACACACATATAAATTATATTCAAGTGCGATTAATGAGTTGTTAAATTATGACAGTAACAAAACATTAAAATAACAGTAAGATAACATTAACTATTTTAATTTTATAACTTATACTGGTATCGTGGATAATTGAAGTTGGTTATCCATAATACATCACCTAACCAGACAGACTAATACAATTAGACCTAGGCACATGCTTAGGTCTTTTTGCTGTTAGTTGAATATGAGGGGTGATATCGTGTGAGGTGGTAGTATGTTACTAAAGTCTTGCCCTAGGTGTGGGGTCCTGATTCAATACGGGGGGACCTATTGCCAGGGGTGTAGGGTGGTAGTAGAAGAGGAACGAGAGAAAAGACGGCAGGAGTCAATCAAGCGAAGCAACAAGAAATACAATAAGACTAGAGACCCTAAGTATACTAAGTTTTATAATTCTAGAGACTGGCGTACCTTATCTCAAGTATATGCACAAGCTAAAGGTTTTAGGTGCGAAAGCTGTGGTCAAGTTGCAAGTGAAGTACATCACGTTAAAGCAATCCAGACTGATGATGGATGGAACAGACGACTAGACTATGACAATCTTGAATTACTATGCAAGTCTTGTCACAATGATAGGCATGGTAGATTTAAAGCCCGTAAAAGCCATTCTAAGGCGTTTTAGTTGTTTAGGTATATAAAAGTATCAAGAAAGAGATTAAAACTTCTTACAGATACCTTTAAATCGATTTTAGAGGGTAAGGGTGGTATAAATTCTATAGGAAATACATGGGGATAACGGTACAGGGGGGGATAACGCAGTAAAAAGTCCCTTTATTTTATTTTGAGTATTATTTTTGACACAATCAAGAGTTAGGGGGTGAAAATATGGGACGTAACAAACAGCCAATAGAATTGGTAATAGCTAATGGCAAGAAGCATTTAACAAAAGACGAAATTAATTTCCGTCGTGATAGTGAGGTCAAGCCTATTACTGACGATATGAGGGCCCCTAGTTATTTGACGGCTAAGCAAAAGAAACAATTTAACGAGATAGCGAGCAAATTAATCAAGTTGAAAATCATGGGGGAAACAGATGTCGACGCACTGGCGAGATATATAATATCTAACGATTTATATTTAAATGCGGTTAAGCAATTGCGAAAAAAAGAAGTCCAAAAAGACGTAGATACCTTGTCTAAATGGTCTAATTTACAAGATAAATTCTTCAAGCAGTGTCGTACTTGTGCCAGTGATTTAGGGCTTACTATTTCAAGTCGTTGTAAATTGGTTATTCCTGAAATTAACAAAGAAGCACCTAAGAAAAACAAATTTAAAAAATTTGAAAAGGTGACAGCTGGTTAATGAGTAGTGCAGTAGTCAACGACAGAGTTACTAAGTACGCCCGTGAGGTGGTGGCTGGTAATATTACAAGTGGGGAGTTACACCGACTAGCTTGTAAAAGGCACTTAAAAGATTTAGACCGTCAAAATACTGAAAAGTTCCCGTATTATTATGATCCAGATAAAGCCAATGAGATAATTGACTTTGCGGAGACCCTGACTATTGCTGAGGGTGATGAGCCTAAGGCCTTAACTTTATTAGATTCGCAAGCATTTGACTTAGGATGTACATTCGGCTGGTATAAGACCAGTAATAATAAACGCCGATTCCGACGTCGTTATAAATCAATGGCAAGGCAGAACGGCAAGACCTTTGAGAATGGTATTATTGGAACGTATATAGCTGGTTTTGGTGGTTATCATTATGGTAAGTTATTTACGGTTGCAACTAAAAAAAGACAGGCCCGTCTAGCATGGGAAGAAATGAGTAAATTCATAACCATTGACGACGACCTAGACGACTATTTCGACGTTAAAGATTATAAATCTACAGTGTTAGCAGTTAATACGAATTGCACTATCGAGGCCCTTAGTCGTGAGGCAGGACTAGAAGATGGCTTTAGAAGTATTTATAGTTCAATAGACGAGATTCACCAACATAGGGATAACAAGATATATAAGGCTTTATACAATGGTACGAGGTCGCTACCTGAGACTCTAGTATCTATGATAACGACCCGTGGTGATAATCTCAATTCGTTCTGTAAGGAAATGGACGATTACTGTATAAATATCCTGAAAGGCACAGCCACGGCAGAAGATTTTTTTATCGATATTTATTGCTTAGATCCTGACGACGATATTTGGGACCCTGAAAATTGGAAGAAAGCCAACCCGTTTATAAGTGCCGACTCAGAGCGATTTGAAACATTGAAAATCGACGCACAGACTGCCAAGGATATGGGGGGTAGTGACCTAAGAGACTTTATTACAAAATGTCTTAACATGTGGGTGCAAAATGCAGATATTCAATTTATACAGGCTGACAAGTGGGCTAATTGTGGAAGTGACAGAACGCTAGAAGATTTTAGGGGTAAATCGTGTTTTGTAGGCCTTGACCTTTCAAGTGGCGGGGACCTTACAACATACGCACTAGAATTTGACGAGCCATACGTAAATGAAGCCCAGGAGCAAAAAGAGAAATATTATATATATTCTCATTCATTCATGCCTAGAGGTCGATTAGAAGAGCATATCGCCACAGATTTAGCACCTTATGACTTATGGGAGCAGATGGAGTTAATCACTGTCACAGGTGGAGTCAATGACTACAAGAACGATTACAAATTCATTATCAAGCACTTAAAAGAGATTAAGGAAGAATACGACCTTACATTTTTGGGTATAGGTATTGACCCTCATAACGCCGACGGTATTTTATCGGAGTTAGAGGAGTTCGGTTGTCCTGTTGTGCTGATAGTTCAGTCTTGTAAGAGTCTTAACGACGCTACTGTTGATATACAGTTGTTGGTAAAAAGTGGAGATGTTGAATACAACAAACGCGACGAGCTTTTAAGCTGGTCTTTTTTAAATGCCACAATTGTAAGAAATTCATTTGATGAAATTAAAGTCGATAAAAAACCAGGTGCAAGATGTGCAAGAATAGACCCAGTAGACGCCACTATAGACGCCCATGCTTGCAGGCTTAAGAATAAGAAATCAGTCATAGTAAATATAGATTCAGAAATGGATAGATATTTAAAAGCTATGGGTTGGAAAACAGATAATTAATCACACGATATAAAATTTTAGAAAGGAGTATTATACTTGAATATATTTTCTAAAACATTATCAAAACTAGGTATCAAAAATAAAGCTAATTCACGAAATATTGAATTAAATCAGCTTTATAAATTCCTAGGAATTGACGCAAATGCAGGAAGTAATAATCTAAGTGAAGCTACTTACTTTTCATGCTTGAAAGTATTGTCCGAGTCGATAGGTAAACTACCACTCAAAATACTACAACATAACGAAAACAAAGGCGTTTCAACACTTAGAGACCATCACTTATACACCTTGTTACATGATAGACCGAACCCTTATATGACAGCGTCGATATTTTGGTCAACTATAGAATATAACCGTAATCACTATGGTAACGCCTATGTATGGATACAGGGTGTAGGTGATGAACAAAAGTTATGGATATTACCAAGTACAGACGTAAAAGTATGGTACGACGACGCCCTTATTTTAGCTGACCAACCAGATGTATATTACTTATACTATGCAAGTGGTAAAGTCTATAAATTCGGCTCAGAAGAAATACTACACTTTAAGACAAGCAATACATTTGATGGCTTAATTGGAGTACCTATACAAGAACAATTGAGTACTACTTTAAAAGGTGGGGTTAAGTCTCAAAAGCTTGTTGAAAAGATGTACGACTCAGGCTTTACTGCTAAGGCTGTATTACAGTATACAGGAAATCTAAATGATGAAAATGTAAAAACGTTCGTAGCTGGTATAGAGTCATATAGTAAAGGTGGACTTGCTAACGAGGGGATAGAGAATATTATACCTATTCCACTAGGAGCACAATTAACACCTCTCAACATCAAATTGGCAGACAACCAGTTTATCGAAGTTAAGCAATACACTGCCCTACAGATAGCGAGTGCATTTGGTATCAAGCCGTATCAGATAGGAGATTATACTAAATCGTCATATGCTAGTACAGAGATTCAGCAGTTAAGTTTTTACGTAGATACACTACTTTACATTGTTAAGCAATACGAGGAAGAAATTACATATAAATTACTTAGTCGTGCCGAGATATTAAATGGTATACACGTGAAATTTAATGTTAATGTGATACTGAGGGCCGACCTATCTACTCAAATAGATACGCTATCTAAGGGAGTAGCCGGCTTTATTTATACACCTAATGAGGCAAGGGCCATGCTTGATTTGGAAACTAAACCAGGTGGAGATAAGTTGCTAGGTAATGGTGCGAGTATACCAGTTGATTTAGCTGGAATACAATATATCAAGACGGATACGAGTAATGGGGATATTACCCCTAATAAGGACGCAGAAAATCAAGGAAAGGGGGACAATTAATTATGTCTGATGAAAAGTTAAATTTTAATGACCCTGAGGCTATCCCAGGAGTCATTACCAAGGTGTCGAGTATTTCGCCATTGGAAATCACTGACGAGGACCTAAAAAAGATTAATAAGTATACTTTAACTAATGTCACAGCAGAAGAAGTATTTACTTTTAAGGCAGTTATTGCAGACAATGAGCAAGACGACAGAAACGACATGCCGTTTAATCTTAAGGCCTTACAGGATTTAAAAAAGCTATATCCTGGTAAGACTATGTTAAAGGACCACGCCAGGAAGTCTGACAATCAGATAGCGAGGGTGTATGATACCGAGTTAGTCCAAAATGCTAACAAGACTACAGAATTAGGAGAGCTACACACCGACTTAATAGCTAAGATTTACATCATGGTTACCGAGTCAAACAAGGACTTAATTACCGAAATTAAGGGTGGTATTAAAAAAGAAGTATCGACCTCAACGGTAGCAAAACGAATAGTGTGTAATATTTGTGGTTGCGACAATATGAAAGAGTACTGTAGACACTGGCCAGGTAGAGAATATGACCAGGTTGACGCTAACGGCAAGTCAACTAAGAAAAGATGTAAGATGTTACTTGACGGAGCTTCCGAGGCGTACGAATTGTCATTTGTAGCAGTACCAGCGCAGCCGAGAGCAGGCACAACTAAAAGCATTGGATTTACTAAGCCAGTGTCAGAGCCATTGGAAGAAACACCAAACGAAAATACATCAAAAAATGAAAAAGAAATCATGAGAGATACTGAGGTCAAGGAAAGATTAGACAACGCAGTATCTTTTTTAAATGCAAAATTTTAAGGGGGTAAATAACAATGAATAAGAAAATGAGAGAACTACTAAACGCTATTAATGAAAAGACTATCCAGGCTAAGTTTTTCATGGAAGAAGAAAACAAGGACTTAGACAAGGCGGCCGCTTTACTAGACGAAGTAGAAGCATTACAAAAAGAGTACGACACCGAAGAAAGACTTTACAAGCTTAGTAAGGAAGAGAATACGCCTACAGATAACCAGGTTAAGGATCTTAGTAATAAGGAAAATGAAAAGACAGCAATACAGAAGTTTGCTGAGGACGCTAGAAACGGATTCGTTGTAAAAGCTGGTAAGATGTCTGAGGGCGTGCAGGCAGACGGTGGGTACGTCGTTCCAGAAGATATTCAGACTAAAATAAACGAATACAAGACGGCCAAGGCGTCACTACTTGACCTAGTAGATGTAGAAAAGGTAACTACAAATAAGGGTCAGAGAACTTATAAGAAGAGGTCACAGCAGACAGGATTTACTAAAGTTGGTGAGGGCGGTAAGATTACAGCTAATTCAACGCCACAGTTTGAAAGAATATCTTATGAAATCGCAAAATATGCGGGTTACTTGCCGGTTACAAACGAGTTACTAGCAGATAGCGACCAGAACATAGCCAATACAATTATGGAGTGGTTAGGTGATGAGTCGAGAGTAACTGCCAACAAGCTAATCTTGGAAAAGATAAAAACTAAGCAGGCTACAGACTTGAAGAATTTAGATGGTATCAAAAAGGCCCTAAACGTAACACTAGGACAGGCCTTTAAGCCAACGTCTAAGATAGTAACTAATGATGATGGACTACAGTACCTAGATACGCTTAAGGATACTACTGGTAGATATCTACTTGCACCAATGCCAGGTGAGACTATGAATATGGGACTACAGGTAGGACCTAATATTATACCAGTAGTTGTAGTACCTAACGCAGATATGCCAACTGATACTAAGAAGATTCCTTTTATAATCGGTGATTTAAAAGAGGCTGTTAAGTATTGGGACAGGGCGTTAACAACTATCACTATTTCAGGGGTAGCAAGTATAGGCACACTAAACGCCTTTGAAGAAGATTTGACGCTTTATAGGGCAATAGAAAGAGAAGATGTTACGCTTAAGGACGCAGATTCATTTGTAAGAGGCTTCATAACATCTACAGAGGCGTAGGTATAAAATAAAGCTTGTAGGCCCTTAAATGGGCCTTTATAAGCTTTATATGATTAGAGGTGATAGAGTGGTAGTAACAATTGACGAAGTTTGTGCCTATCTAGGTATAGATTATATGGACAGCATGATAGAAGATAATATACAGCGTATAATTAAGACTGCCGATTATATTTTAAAAGGGTCAATTGGTGAGAATTACCCTACTGATGACCCTAGGGCTAAGGAGTTAACACTAATAATAGTTAATGACTTATATGAGAATAGATATGCCGAGAGTAATACCCTAACAGGTAATACAAGGCGTCTAGTTGACGATATGAGCCTACAATTAAGATTGGAGTTAAGGAGAAATAAAAATGGCTAAGAAAATATACGACAAGCCTATTATCGTGCAGAAGATAGACGAGGATACTGAGAAGTGGAAGTCAATATATACCTTACATGCTAACGTCAATAAGACTAGGCAAGGTGAGGAATATTTAAGTGCTGGAGCCATCCAGTCTAAAAACAAATTAACATTTGATGTAAGATATTTCAAGAAGATAGAAGATATAGAGTTAAATACACAACTATATCGTATTCTTTTCAACGGCAATATATATGATATCCATGACTATGATGACTATAGATATGAGCATAAGAACGTTAGACTTTTAGGAGTTAGTCAATAATGGTAGATTATAAAATCAATCCTAATGAATTGGTTGAAACCATAGATAAAGTCTTGAACGACTACAACAAGAATATAGTCAATAAAGCTGTAAAGACCGAAACTAAAAAAGCCATGAAACAACTTGTTAAGTTAACCAAGGATACTGCCCCGGTTGGTAAGAGACAAAAGCACTATAAAGACAACATCACGTCAAAAAAACATATAGAAAAAGAGAGGTTTGCAGGATTGTCATATAGTGAAATTTGGTACGTCAAGGGACCAGATTATAGATTAACTCACTTGTTAGAACATGGTCATATGTTGAGAAATGGTAAGAGGTCTAAAGCTTTTAAGTTTGCCGAAAACGCATATAACGAAGTTGAAAAGAATTATATAAAATCATTAACCGAGGCGATAGAAAATGGTAAATAAAATACTTGAATTAAGTGGGTTTATTAGGAATAAAACCTACAAACAAACTAGATTTATCAAGCCACCTAATACGACTTATGTTGTATATCATGATAACTATGTTAGTGGTGGTAGTGATGATTTACCACTGCTAAAACGTAGGAGTATAACAATTGAGTTATACGAATATATGCCAGATGATGAGATTGTAAATAGGCTTGAAAATGCACTAAATGAATACTATCCAATGATGGTAGATGGGTTGAGAAAAGAAAGTCGCTATTATATAGATAGCGAAAATATATATCAAACTATTTACGAGTTTGATTATTTTGAGAAGAGAGGAGAATAATAATGGCAGAAAACGTAGAAAAAATAAGACTAGGTTCAGGTAAGTTGTATTGTATGGAATTTACGGGAACTTTACCTGAAATAAGTGCTATTTGCATGGATAAGAATAGGTTAGGATATATTCAGGGTGGGGCTACACTTGAGTATAAGCCGTCATTTTATGAGGCAAAAGACGACCTAGGATATGTTAGTAAGAGTATACTAACAGAAGAAGAAGTAACGCTAAAGTCAGGAGTATTGACGTGGAACGGTGCAACGCTTGAAAAGTTGTGTTCTACTGCAAGAGTTACAGAGGATAAGAGTAAGAAGCTTAGAACAGTTAAAATAGGTGGTGCAGCAAATGCCAACGGTAAGAAGTATGTACTTTGCTTCCACCACTCAGATAAGGCCGACGGTGACGTATGGATCATGATAGTTGGTACTAATCAAAACGGCTTTGATATAGCTTTCCTTAAGGACAAGGAAACAGTTATAGACGCAGAGTTTAAGGCGTTACCTGGTGATAATCAGGGTACACTGATTACATTCATAGAAGAAACAGAAAAATCAGCATAATAAACTAGACGGGGTGCATAAGTACCCCGTTTTTTTAAGACTAAATTTAAAGGAGTGAATAAAATGGCGTTAAATTTTAACAATATAAAAAAGGCAAGTTTAGAAATAATCTTAAATGATGATAAGCAAACTAAATTACATCTACATACCCCTAGTAAGAAGCTATTGACTGAATTAGTGGAACTATCTAAGGGGTTAAATGATATTACCGAAGATAATTTCAATATCGAAGATGTTGGGCAGATTTACAACTTATGTAGTAAAGTGATTAGCCGTAATCGTGAGAACATTACTATTAGTTGTGAAAAGCTAGAAAACATATTTGATATGGAAGATATAGTAATATTTCTACAAGCCTACATAGAATTTACTAACAGTGTTCAAGAATTAAAAAACTAGCCATCCCGTACTATCCATTAGAAGAAAGTACGGGACACAAATACGAAGTCACTACATGGGACGACCACCTGGTAAGTGAGTATACACGGTTAAATATGTTAGAAGTCCAAGAATTAGATATAATTGATTATTTGATATATAGGCGTGACGCCTTTATATATTCTTTAAATCAAACTGAAAAAGGACGAGAGTATTTGGATAATGCTTATAGATTAGAGGAAACTAAGCCGGATGTAGACGCCTTACATTCACACTTTAAAGATATGAGAAAAGGGGGGTAATAATGGCTGGACAGTTAAAGGGTATCACTATTCAAATAGGCGGAGATACTACTAAATTAAGTAAGGCGTTAGGTGATGTTAATAGTAAAACTAAATCGCTACAGTCAGAATTAAAAGGAGTTAACTCACTTTTAAAGTTAGATCCTGGAAATGTTACACTTCTAAAGCAAAAACAAGACTTACTAAATAAGTCAATTGCTAACACTAAAGAGAAATTAAGTACTTTAAAATCTGCTATGAAACAAATAGATGGTGGAGAAGTTAAAGTTACAGAAGCACAATACAGAGACTTACAGCGTGAAATTATCAATACTGAACAGAAGCTAAAAGGCTTGACTGAGGAACAAAAAAAATTCGGGTCAGTTGGTAGCCAGCAAGTAAAAGCATTTGGAGAAAATCTAAAATCAGCAGGGGGTAAAATTGAGGATGTCGGTAGAAGTGTATCAAAGTTATCAGCAGTTACAGGAGCAGTTCTAACAGGGTCAGCAAAATTAGCCTCAGACTTTGCCGACGGTATGGCTAAGGTTGGTACTATTGCCGATACATCCAAAGTGTCACTTAATAAATTAAGTAAAGATATATTACAATTGTCCACTGATACAGGGCGTAGTGCTACCGAGATTACAGAGGCTACTTATCAAGCGATATCAGCGTCAGTTGACACAGCTAACGCAGTAGGATTCGTTGGTACGGCCACTAACTTAGCTAAGGCCGGTTTTCTTGAAACGTCAGACGCAGTAGACGTATTGACAACAATTATAAATTCATATGGTCTATCAGCAAAAGAGGCAGGAAGTATCGCAGATAAGTTAATTCAGACTCAGAATGATGGTAAGACTACAGTTAACGAGTTGGCTTCTAGTATGGGTAAGGTAATACCTATTGCCAGTGCTTACGGAGTCAATATTGATAACTTGGCCACGGCGTATGCCAACTTAACTAAGAATGGTATTAGGACGAAAGAGTCCGGTACATACTTAAAATCAATGTTAAACGAGTTAGGTAAAAACGGGTCTGAGGTAGCTAATGTTCTACAAGAAAAAACTGGTAAAAGTTTTGCCGAGCTAATGGCTAGTGGTATGTCGCTAGGTGATGTTCTTAAAATTTTGATGGACTCAGTAGGTGGTAATACCACGGAGTTCGCTAATTTGTGGGGGTCAACAGAAGCTGGTACAGGTGCTTTAACTCTAATTGGTAAGGGTGTTGAAGAATTTAACAACGAACTGGCTAAAATGAAAGGGTCTACAGGTAATACGGCTAAGGCCCTGGAGCAGTTAGACACCCCTAGTGCAAGAGCAAAAAAGGCCCTTAATGCTTTAAAGAATACAGGTATTGAATTAGGTCAAACTTTGCTAGAGTCACTAGGACCACTTTTAAAAGACCTAGCAGAAAAACTACAAGGACTAGCAAAATGGTTCGGTGAATTAAGTCCATCTACACAAAAAATAATAATTGGTGTATTGGCTGTTGTAACTGCCTTAGGACCACTATTAATAGGCGTCGGTAAAATGTTAGTTTTAATAGGACAACTAGTTACACTGGGTCCGGCGATTGTAACAGGGCTTAGTGCCGTAGGTGGGGCGTTTAGTGGACTTTTTTCACTTTTATTAACCAATCCATTTGTACTAATTGTAGGTGCTATAATTGCTATTGGCGTAGCTTTATATAAGTTATATAACAATTGCGAGGGCTTTAGGAATGCAGTTGACGCAGTTTTTAAATGGATAAGCGAGATACCTGCCAAAATAGGTAAATTCTTTTCCGACTTAGGGACTAACCTAGTAGAGTGGGGTAGTCAGATGTTGGAATTAGGAAAAAAGATAGGTAACGGCATAGTAGACGCCCTTATATTTATCTTTATCGAATTACCTTTAAAATTTTGGTCGGCTGTATTTAGTGCTATTGGAAAATTTGCCGAGTGGGGTAGTAAAATGCTTGAAGCAGGTGTTAATAGTGCTAAGCGTATTTTGTCAGATGTCGTAAATACAATGGCTAGATTACCGGGGAATATTTGGAATGCTATTAAAAGTGCTATATCTAATATGGCCCGTTGGGGTAGTGAGATGATAAGTACAGCAGGTAACAAAATGCGACAAATGGCCAATACCATTATCAACGCTGTTAAGAGTCTACCTAGTAAAATGTTTAGTATAGGTAAAGATATAATCTATGGTATTGCTAGAGGTATAGGCGACGCCGTAGGTTATCTATATGATTGTATTTGGGACGCTTTAAACGGCCTTGTA